AAACAGGTGGCGCAGGATATGACACGCCAGCAACTGCTGGAACAGCGCTAACGACTGCAATCGTACGTCCAGTACCTGCAGACAACACTGTTGACAATACAGACGTTGTTCAGATCGTAGCAACAGTAGTAGCAGGAACATCAGTTACTGCAACTTCAACAAATGCAACAATCGTATCTGCACTACACTCAACTGCTGCACCAGTAGGAGCAACATCAGGATCATCATCTTTGACAGTTGCAACTGGTACAGGAACAACAGCAACATTCTATGTCTACACAAAGACAACAGCAATTGGAACAGTTGTAGTTACAAATGGTCCAGTAACGGTAACATACTATGTACAGGGTACTGCTGGTCTAATTAATAATCTATCAGTTTCTGCACCTACAACAGGTGCTGCTGGTACAAAGCAAGACATCGTTGTAACTGCAACAGATGCATTTGGCAACAAGGTATCTGGTAAGTCAATTACAGCAACTGTATTTGCTTCAACAGCAGTTATGGATACAGCAACAGTAACAACTGGTGCTACACTAACAGATTTTGGAACAGCAACCTTTAAGGCTACTCTTCCAACAACAGGAACACGCTCACTAATTACATTTGCTCCAACAACATCAACAGATGCAGTTGCAGCAGCAGTAGTTGGTTTGACTGCTCCAACACTTGCTCCATTCGCAGAGATTTCAGTTCGTGATCTAGTATCAGAACTTGCTGCTGAAAAGGCTGCACTTGCTGCTGAAAAGGCTGCACTTGCTGCTGAAAAGGCTGCACACGCTTCAACAAAGGCTCAACTAGAGGCAGAGGTTAAGGCAAAGTCTGCACTTGCAGAAAGCCTAGCAAAGGCCAATGCTGACCTAGTAAAGGCAACAGCAGAAGCAACTGATGCAAAGAAGGCAGAAGCAAGCGCTCTAAAGGCACTTGCAGATGCAGGCGTTGCTGCAGATAAGATTATTGCACAGTTCAAGTTGGACTTGGAAGCAGCGAATGCTTCACTTGCAACACTTACTGCAGAACTTGCAGAACTAAAGGCTTCACATGCCAAGGCACTTGCTGATCTAAAGGCTACATCAGATAAGGCAATTGCAGATGCAAAGGCTGCTGCAGATAAGGCAGTTGCAGATGCTGTAGCAACAGAGAAGGTAGCGGGTGCAAAGGCACTTGCAGATGCAAAGACTGCATCAGATGCTGCTCTTCTTGCTAAGGATGCACAGATTGCTAAGTTGACTGCAGATAATGCTGCAGCGATTAAGTCTATGAAGGCTGCATTTAACAAGTTGGCTACTCAGTGGAACAAGAAGAATCCACGAGCAAAGGTCGCTCTGGTTAAGTAATTAATCCAACACTAAAGGGGTTGCCAATAATGGTAGCCCCTTTTTTGTGCAATAAAATGATATAATAACCTTATCAGACATCTCGTCTGCAAGGGGGAAAGGTAAATTAAAAAACTAATACGCATACTATCAGCCACACTTTTAGCGTTTGGCTGGCTTATTATCTCCCCAGAAGGTGCACACTCTGACGACCCTCTAACTGTTGCAGCCCAAGAAATACAGGAACTTAACGATAGCGTAGATGACCTTGGTTACCAAGATGACTTTATAGATCTTATAGAGATAGCAGAAAATAAGTTTGCCTCAGCCACAAATGCGAAGGAACTTAAAGATGATGCCCATGATGCTCATGAAGATGCAGTAGAGGCAGAAGCCACAGCCTTAGAAGCAAAGAACCTTGCCCAGTCAAATGTGGATGGTCAGACAGCCACAGTAGCCTTGGCCCTTGAACATAAAGACAACGCTCTTGAAGAAAAGAATGATGCTCAAGATGCACTAAGCATAGCCAATATTAATGTTCAAACCACTCAATCAAATATGCAGGCTGCTGGAGGAACAGGTTTGGCATACACTGTTTATACTCTTGTTAGACAGGGTAATGTTGCTACCCCAGGATCTGTGCTTTGTTCTGGCACCTGGAACTCAAGCCACATGCAACTACCAGTTTGTGGTAACAGATACGAAAACTTTATAGTTAAGTTCACTGGTCAAATAACAGTACCGTCTTGGTTCACATCAACATATTTTGCAGGATATACAGATGATGGATTTAGAATGTATGTAGACGGGCAACTTGCTGTTGATAACTGGGTAGAGCAAGGAACTAATTGGAGCGATTATTCACCAGTATATGATGTTAGCGAAGACAAAACATTGAGTGTAGAGATTTGGTGGTATAACGGTGGAGGACCAGGATCTTATCATCTTGGATGGGCAATTCCTGGTGGATGGACTGGAGCAGGTTGTGACTATGCTGGAAATCCAAGAGTATGGGGACAAAACTTTAGTTGTAATCTTAATACATTTTCCTCTGGATCAGGACCAACCCAAGCACAGATAAATGCTTACAATGATGCTGTTGCAGCAAAGGATATAGCACAAACAAACTATAACAATAAATTGGCAGTATACAATGACAAACTAAGCGTATACAACTCTGAGAATGCAACACTGTCATCAATGAATCAGGTTTTGCAAACTAAGACACAGGAACATCTTGATGCCGTTGCAGATACAGAAGATGCTTTAGAGTTAAAGAATAGCAAAATAGAAATATACAATCAGTCAATAATTGATTTAAATAATGCTATTGATGACGCATGGCGTTACTATGATGAGCAACTACAAAGAGAAATTCAGTCTGCCATTGCTCAAGCAGCAGCCAACGCTGCAGCCAATCAGCCTACTCCAGAACCAACTCCAGAAACAAGCCCTGAACCAAGTCCTAAGCCTACAGAAGAACCTACAGAAGAACCTACAGAAGAACCTACAGAGGAACCAAGCCCTGAACCAACAGAAGAGCCAACTCCAACTCCAACTCCAAAGCCTACAGAGGAAACAAAGCCTACTCCTACGCCAAAGCCATCCCCAAAGCCTACAGAGGAACCTACGGAGGAGCCTACAGAGGAGCCAACTCCTGAACCTACAATAGAACCTACACCAGATCCAGAACCAACTACAGAACCAACTACAGAGCCTACTGAGGAACCCACAGAAGAGCCTACTCCTGAACCTTCACCAGAACCAGGACCAGATCCTGAGCCTGAAGAAAACCCATGGACTGAGCCAGATGTAGAAGTTAAAGATGAGGTTTTAGCAGAACTTATTCCTGAAAAGGGTACAGGAACAGCAGAAGATTTATCTGGAGTTATTGCTAACCTTACAAGCAAGGACAACAAATTAGTTACACTTTCTGCTGAACAAGTCACAGCAGTAAGTCAAACCCTTAAAGCATTGACGCAAGAAGCAAAAGTAGAAGTTGCAGAAGACCTTGGTATTAAGCCGTCAGAAGTTGCAGAGATTGCTGAGCAGATGAAGTCTAACCCAGCACTTGCTGAAGCATTTGTTGAGTTTACTGACAGAGCAGAATCAGCAGGGGATACACCAATGCCATTTACATTAGCAGATGCAGTAACAGAAGTACAAACAGAAGCATTTTTAGCAGATCCAATTGGGGCAGTGCTTGATGTAGATGTAGCAGAATTACTATCTAATTTCTCTGAATTAGGTAGCGATATGACAGATGATCAGAGAGAGAAAGCCCAAGAAGTCATTATTCCAGTAATCATTGTTTCACAGATTGCCAACATGATGATTGGGATGAGGAGGTAAGAATGAAAATAATAAAAAAGGTTGTGAAGGGATTCTTCACATGGCTTAAAGATGCAGGTTTGGAAATAATTGCTCAAGCATTTACCCTCCTTGGCTTCTTTATTGCTTGGTTAACATTAACAGGATCAGCCAGAGACATTGTTGGTATTGCAGTATTAATAACAACAGTAATTTGGCTTATTACAATCCCGCTAAGAAAGGAGGACTAAATATGGCAACTAAAAAAATAGTAGAGCCTCCTAAGAAGGAGCACCCACAAAAGGCTTTGACAAATGTCTTGATGCGTATCGTAGCAGTGTTCGCTGCTTCTGGTCTATCAGTACTTGGTGCTGGAGCAGTAGTAGGAATTGATACAGTCCAGGCAGTTATGCTTGCGGGTCTATTAGGCGTAGCCACCGTTATTGAAAGGCTTGCAAGGGCTTTTTTGGACGATGGAAAACTCACATTGGCAGAGATCAATGATGCGTTTAAGACGGTAGACAAAAAGGCTAATTAGTCATTATTGACGATAGTTGACAGCCCTCTTTGGGTAATGGTATACTTGAGTATCACCTATCTGGAGAGGGCTTTGTCATGACCTGTATTGTTGCTTTACGCCATGAAGAAAAAGTTTATATGGCTGGAGATCGTGGAGCATCAGATGATGGAGTTATTCTTTCACTTGAATCACCAAAGGTTTGGAAGACTGGACCATATTTAATTGGATACGCTGGCTCAATGGACGGGGATAGAATTAGACATAATTTTAAACCAACAGCACCTAACATTAAAGATACAGATAAGTTTATGCACACAAGGTTTATTAAAGAACTTCGTGAGTTTTATAACGAGTTCTGGATTGATACTTCTAAAGACGGAGAACTAAGTTTGATTATTGGCATTCGTGGAGAAATCTATGAGCACAGTTCTGGAGATATGTCTTTATCTAAGTATTCAGTTCCATATATTTCTATTGGCTCTGGATCAGAATATGCTTACGGAGTTATGTATGCAACAGACAAACAAAAAAATGCAAGGAATAGAGTAGTTCAGGCAGTAAATGCAGCAATTAAATTTAACCCATCCTGTATGGGACCAGTTGACATCATAAGCGCTTAGGAGTATACTTATAATATGAGCGAAGAATTTGAAGAGATCCTAAAGGACATTCAGAACATAGAATCAGATTTTGACGAGTTTGAAATCTGGCTTGAAAACGGTATTGAAAGAGGATGGATAACAGAACCATTCTGCAATACACACGAGGGCGATCCTTATATGACAGACGAAGAGCAAAAGGAATGGGAAGAGGGCGGAGACCCTTGCCAAGTAGTTTTAAAAATCAAACAATAAACAATAACAAGGAGAAAACAATGAAGAAAGTACTACTCGCATTACTATCTATTGCACTTGCATTTACAGCAATGCAGCCTTCACAGGCACAAGATGAAAGAGTTTTAGCAATTATTGACTCTGCTATTAATTCAAATAACTTTCCATCAATTATTCATGAGGTTTGCTTTACAACTGTAAAGTCAAAAAATCCTGCTGAAAACATGTCTTGTCCTAACGGAGAACTGTTTATGGAGGGCAAAGGAGCAGCAGCAGCACCTTGGCCTTTACAAAAAAATAGTACAAACTTTGATGTAAATAACAAAACATTTCATGGAGACTCCATGGTAAAGGCTGCCTTAACAGTAAATCCAAGCCTAAAGATTGTTTTTATTAGGTTTAATGATGTTACAAGTATCGGAAACTCACGAGGAGATGTTAGAGCGCTGACACAGGCTTTTGACTGGGTATCAAAAAATGCTGCCAAGTATAGTATTGATGCTCTTTCAGTTAGTCAGTCTTCAGTTGCTGCATCAAACCTTGCCCTATGCTCAACAAGCACAGTAGTAATTAATTCAGTTGCATCACTAAATGCAAACAATGTCCCAGTTTTTGTAGCAACAGGAAATGACAAGCGACGAGATGTTGTAGGATTTCCTTCATGTGTTAATGGTGCAATTGGTGTAGGAGCACTAGCCAATCAAGTGCAACTAGAGGCAGCAACCAACACAGGTGCTGGACTAGACATGGTTGCTCCTGGGAAAGTACGTATTACAAAGTATAACGGATCAGTAACAGATTCTGCTGGAAGTTCTGTAGCAACAGTTATATCAGCAGCATCATATGTAAACCGAAACACCTTTAAAACATTTGGAGAGTACTTAATATCTCTTCCAAAGATTTTAATTGGAAATGCATCGTATATTCGTAACTAATAAAAAGTCCTAGGTATGACTAAAACTGCCTACTTTGCCCTATAACTCAGTTGGTAGAGTGCCGAACTGTTAATTCGGATGTCCCTGGATCGAGGCCAGGTGGGGCAGCGTGATATAATAGAAGTACATGTCAATAAGGAGGCATATCATGGCAGCAAAAGGTAGTCTAGAAGCAATCATTGAGGTTGCAAAGAAAGAGTTGGGCACAATAGAAGGCCCTAAAGATAATGAAACAAAGTACGGTGCATGGATTAAGGTTAACTTTCAACCATGGTGCCAGTCATTTGTTTCTTGGTGTGCATTTACTTCGGGAGTAAAGTCATTCCCTAAGTCTGCATCAACAGTTCAAGCAGCAGACTGGTTTAAGAAGAATGAGCGATGGTCAGATGCTCGTAATGATGATCCAACTCCAGGAGACTGGATCTATTTTGATTTTCCAGAAGATGGCGTAAATCGTATTTCACATGTTGGTCTTTGCATTAAGAACAATGGCGATGGAACAATCCAAGTTGTTGAAGGAAACACTTCAGGAACTGCAAAGGGAGATCAGCGCAATGGAGGAATGTGTGTTGAGAAGACTCGTGCATATGTAAAGAATAACAAGAAGAAGTTAGTTAATGCTGTAGTTGGTTGGGGCCGTCCAGTTTATACTGGAGAAGAAAATGCTCCACTACTCAACAAGATCGTTGAGTCTGCAAAGACATCAACAACAGCCCCAAAGAAGGCAGCGCCAAAGGCTGCTGAACCTGCTGCTAAGAAGTCATCTGGTGGCGGAGGCAAAGGAATGGTAGCACTATAATGGAGTCTAGAAGAAAGTCATTACTAAAAACTATTAGTTGGCCTTTTGTACATTTTACTTTTGTTGCTGGAATAATTTATTTTGTGCTAAAGTATTTTACTGGAGAGGCAGAGTGGGAGTACGTCGGTCTATACGGACTAATGTATCTTTCATTAGAAATGACTTTCTTCTATCTTCATGAAAGAATTTGGGCAAGGTTTGGAAAAAAGGTAAAGTAATGAGAATTAAGATTATAAAGTTTGTTGTAAAGGCTTTAGGCTATGAGTGGTCTGGAGACGAACTCAAACTGCCAGTTTGGTATGTAAAAGAAAAAAAGAAGAAGTAGTGTATGTATGTAAATTCATTTCCAATAAACCCAACCTATATTACAGGTGGGGCTATTGCTGTATATGAGGACGTATGGCCTGAATACAAGTCGACAATAGAAGATGTTTTATCAATCACATCTGATATTGATTCAAACATTAGGTTTTCTCTTTCTCAAACATATTTGGATGAAGAGGTTGGAAATGAATTTTATCAATCAATCAGGACAAGCCATGGACTATCTATAACTGGGTATGCTAGGGTAAATGAAAATTTTAGAAAAATAAATAATATGTGCTATGAATTAATATCATCAGCCATACATAACTATAGGGGAATATTTAAGATAGAAGAAGATATAAAGGATATTGAAACTTATGGTCTACTTAGATATTCTGGGGGAGAGCATTACAAGTTCCACTATGATGGAGGAACAGAAAGCAAAAGAAGTATATCCGTTTTAATTTATTTAAATGATGATTATGAGGGAGGGGAAATAGAGTTCCCCAACTTTAAGACAACAATAAAACCAAAAGCAGGAACATTAATCCTGTTCCCATCAAACTATGCATATGGGCATATAGCCCACCCAGTAACATCTGGAACTAAATACGTTATAGCAACATGGCTACACGATAGGTAAATAAATGGCAATATATGAATATGATTGTATGAGATGTGCACAAAGATATACAAAAGAAAGATCAATTAAAGAAGAAGATCCAGGTTATTCTTGCGATACTTGCAAATCTTCTTTAGTTCGTGTATACTCTAATGTAGGAGCAGTTTTTAACGGCTCTGGATTTTATTCCACTGACAATCGAAGGGTATAATATGAAGACAATGGTTAAAGATGAAGTGGCACAAGAGTGGCGACTGTCTCCTCACGATAGGTGTGATCGTTGCAATGCTGAAGCACTTGTAAAGGTAACTGGATTGGCTGGAGAACTAATGTTCTGCGGACACCACTATAACAAGATTATGGACAATGCTGAAGGATATAAGAAAATGATGTCTTTTGCAATTACAGTTCTTGATGAGCGTGACAAGTTAATTGAAAATAAATCAAAGGGAAAAGATTACTAATGTTTGAATATTATGTAAAGAAAGTAACAAAAGTCGTTGATGGAGATACCATCGATGTCGATATTGATTTAGGGTTTGACATTTCTTTTAGTTCAAGAGTCAGACTGGCTGGTATTGATACTCCTGAGTCTCGTACTACAGACAAGGCTGAAAAGGTCTTAGGATTAGAAGCAAAGGCTTATTTGAAGCATGCTATCGACTCTGCTAAGACTGTAGTAATTAAGACAGAGAAAATGAACTCTTCAGAAAAGTATGGTCGTATTTTAGGTTGGGTATATCTTGATGGAGATACCGTTTCTCTAAATGATAAGATGATTAATGATGGACATGCTTGGGGATACTTAGGTGATACCAAGGTCAAAGATTTTGATGCACTTGCAAAGGCTAGAAAGAAGTCTGGTAAGTGAAAGATCCAGACAAAATAATAGACCAACTGATTTTAAAAGGTGGTCTAGAGTTTGTGGGTATAGATCCAGAGTCTGGAGAAGCCCTATACAAGCCAACAGATATACTTAAAAAAATTAATCCGAAGTTAAGCAAAGAGATGTCTGCCTATTTTTCAGAGTCAACCATGAAGTTGTGGGAAAAAGGCTTTATAAATATGGATGTAACTTTGGCAGATCCTTTGGTAACGCTTGCTGAAAAATCTTTTGACATAAAGGCTATTGATTCTTTAAACAAAGAAGAAAAAATAATAATACAAGAAATAATAAGAGTTCTTTCAGAAAAAAAGTGATACAATGAACATTAGGAGGTATCTATGAATAACTGGTATGGTGCCACTGGCTTAAGTATAACTATCCTCCTAGTCTTGTTCACATACATTTTTGCATCGAGGTCTGGTAAAAAACAAAATATAGTAAGTCAGGCCATGCTTCTTCATAGGTTTAACAATGGGAAAAAGTATTCAAGAAAAATAATGACTCAGACTCAATCGAAGATGCATTACAACAAAACCAACGTAAAGGTTATCATACTAGACAACCAGGCTTACTGGATCAAAGATAATATTTTTTATAAAGCACCACTAGATGGCCAGTCAATCGACAAAGAGTCAGCAGAACAAGTTGACACAATACATATGGATAAGGTACAATTAGACAAGATGCTTTTTATAATGGATAGACTAAGAGAAGGGATTAACGATGATAGTAGGGGTTCAGGGGACAAGTAGTTTTGATAACTACAATATATTCCTAAGATCAATGGCTGTTGCCCTTTCTGAGTTAGAAGAGCAAGACAAAGATTTTCTTGTTTACTCTGCAGGTCCAAACAATATAAACATGATGGCTATGGAGTTTACAAATTTATCTGAAAGAGGAATGAAGTCAAGAAAAAAGAACATTAAGTTTTTTAAGGTTACTCCTGAATGGCTAGAAGAAAACATAAAAGATATAAATCATTTTGCTTTTCTTTCTAATCCAAAAGAGCCTGTTTCAAAGATTGTTCATTTGTCAAAACTAAATAATATAAATACAAACGTATACACTTTTTAAACTGTATACACAACCTGTGCAAAGCACACAACAGAACGGAAACAAGATGAAAATAATTAATTCTTTAAGTGTTATGGAATCAATCGTAACCAACAACAAGCAACTGTCTTGGGATGGGTGGAATGTGGTAGAAACATTTCCATCTGAAAAAGCATACTTTTCAAAGTTTGGAATATATAAAAATAATAAATGGCAAATGAAAAAAGAATTTATTCCTTCTAGCCAAGGGTGGGAAATTCCAGATAAGTATGTGAAGTAAATGAATAAGCATAAATGGAAAGATGAAGCCATATGCTTAGATTACGATACAAATTTGTTTTTTGATAAGTATGAAGAAGACGAACTTCTTAGACCAGCAATAGATGCTTTATGCTCTTCGTGCCCAGTCAGAAAAGAATGTTTTTCTGTTGGTATATCTGGCAAAGAGTGGGGTGTTTGGGGCGGAGTTTACTTAGAAAATGGAGAAGTTTCTAAAGAATTCTCTAATCACAAGAGCAAGAATGACTGGGGTAAAACCTGGCAATCATTAACAATGGAGTAATATGTATACAGATCAAATGAAAAGGGCGTTTAGGTCTCTTGTACCTCCAAAAAATTTCTCTTTACAAATTATAGATAATGATAATTTCTTAACTGTAAAGGCTATAGAAAAAGACTTCATGTCTTTGGAAACGGTAGAAATGAAAAGAGAGGCAATAGAGTATATGGTTCGTGTAAAAAAAGCACTTGAAGATAATGGGGCTATTGTATTATTGGTTAGAGAGGGTGGTAAAGAACTATGATTGAGTCAGTACTGGTTGGAGTGTTTGTATTTTTAACATTGTTATTTGCTTCGCTATACCTGGTTCAAATAAAAAAGAATCGTGCAATACTTGCTAATACTATTAATCTTTTGCTCATGCAACAGTCTGTGAATGATACAAATAAAACAGATCAGGAAAAAGCAAATGAAGATTTTTTAAAATTTGTTTCAGATTCCAGAGACTGGGCTTATCAATATATAGATGATGTTCAGTTGTCATTAAATAAATTTATTACTGATATTGAGCCTGAGATTATTTATTTTGATGAGTATGGGGTAGTTGGTTCAGCGTTTCCACACTACCATTCAATGAAAAAAATTTCTGAAGCATACAAAGAATTAAAGAAACTATTGCCAGAAGACTATGATAGAATAAGGTAATGATACAACTAAAAAGCACAAAAAATATCAATTTGTTTATGTGCGAAGAAGAGTTTTGCGAAGAAGAAAGTACTAGAATCTGGGCAAATTCTCAAACAAGAATAGTTGATTTGTGTGATTATCATTACAGTAGGGCAACAGAATGAATTTTTATTATTTTGGAGGAGTTTTTGATAGTCAAGAAAATTTAGAAACTGCCTCAAGTTTAGAAAAAAATAATTTTGCAGGAGTTATGTACACATATGACTCAACACAAGGTGATATGTTTGTCAGAGTTGCAAGAGATATAAAGCCTAGCGAAAAAATTAAATACTTGATTGCGATTAGGCCTTATACAATATCTCCTCAATATCTTCAAGCAATTAGTGATTCAATAAATGAAGTTGATGAGAATAGGGTTCAAATAAACTTTATTTCTGGCTACATAAAAGATCATGAAGCAAATATTAATGGAATAGCGGGTAAAATTAATGATAGTTCCCACTCAGTAGATAGATCTAAGTATTTGCTTGACTATATTGAAACATTGAACAATATGTCAATAAATAAAAAACCTTTAGATTTTTATATATCTACAACAAACAATTATATATTCCAGTCTGTAAAAAAATACAAAAACAAAATGATTATGCCATACCATATATATAAGCGTGGCTGGTGGTCTGATGAGTATGGGGACAACTCGTCAATGGTCGGCTTTGATTTAAAAAACAATGAAGTCATGATAGCAATGACTCCAATTATAAGAGAAAAGAAAGAAGACCTAGAGTCGTTAAGAACACATGCCTTAAGGCCAATTTGGAAAAAAGGAGAAACTACAAAGGTTGTAGATGATGTGGAATATTTTACATACGAAAGTTTTTCAGAGTTTATAGAGATGCTAGAAGAAGATGGTATCCATAGTCTTTTAATAAATGCTGTACCAAGAGAAGAAAAAAATATAATAATCCCATTTATAAAAAGGTACACAGAATCAAAAAGGTTTGTTGGTCATAGTACTAACAAAGAAAAAAATATCCTATAGGAGGAAAAAATATGAACGAACAAATTAAAGCAGCGTTAGCGTCATACGGAAGATCAGTACTTGGAGCAGCAACAGCAATGTATGCTTCTGGTGTGACAGATCCACAGACACTAGCATACTCACTACTTGGAGCATTAGTTCCCGTAGTATTGAGAGCAGCAAACCCATCAGACACGGCATTTGGAAAGATGCCTTCAGTTGATGAAGTAGATAAGGCAGTTAAGTCTGCTAAGGTTGTCAAGAAGACTGCTAAGAAGGCTCCTGCAAAGAAGTCATCTGGCGGAGGAAAGCCAACTCACCAAGTAAAATAATATAGTATAATTTATACTATTCCGCTAATAAGACTTTAAAAGGTTTTAGCAACGGATGCTCCCATGAGGGGAGAGTTAGCAGGAGTTGAATCTTCGTGGCTAATAGACCTGAGCAGTCGTCTATAAACTGCTCATTTCTTATGCTATAATATTAATACCTGCCCAAATGGGGGGTAAATTAACTTATTCGCTTGAAAGGGGAATAACATGGTAAAAACAACCTTGGATCTATTTAATGATCCTTTTTTTATTGGCTTCAACAGAGAGTTGAGTCGCCTAAATACAGCACATAAAACAAATTCACAATCATATCCACCCTACGATCTTCTAAAACTAGATGAAGATACATATCAGATCTCATTGGCTATTGCTGGATTTTCCAGGGAAGATATTGATGTATCAGTAGACAATGGAACTCTTATCATTAAGGGTGAGATTGTGGAAGTAACAGATGCAGAAGTAGTCCACAAGGGTATTGCAGGAAGAAAGTTCGTAAGATCTTTTGCTCTGGGAGAGTACATGGAGGTCACATCCGCAGAACTTAAGGATGGCATGCTTCATGTTTATGTAGTACGCATTGTTCCTGAAGAAAAGAAGCCTAAGACAATCAAGATAAAGTAATTAAAGCACCCGAGCATGTGTGTAAACTGCTCACTATTCATCTAAAATTAACTCTCAGTTAACTAATTATAACAAAAACTTATAGTCAGATCAGATATACTATAAGTATGAAATTTAAATTCATTGTTTTACCAGTAGCATTAGCCATATTTGCTAATGCTTTTTTTATTACCCCTTCACATGCCGATAACCTTCAAGGTTCTGGATCCACATTTGCTGCTAACTTTATAGACAGATGCAGGGTCGAATTTATGAAATCAACAGGAGATTCTGTTGTGTATGGAGCATCTGGTTCAGGTGCTGGAAAGAATATGTTTTCAAATGGAGTAACAGACTTTGCTATGTCAGATGTTCCTTACTCTGGGACAGAAGTAAAGCCATCAAAAGAGTTTGTATATGTTCCATTAGTCGCAGGGCCAATCGGAGTAATCTATAAACTTGATGGATACAAGGTTACTATTAAGATGAGTAGGGATACACTTGCTAAAGTTTTTGCGGGACAAATAACAATGTGGAATGATCCACAAATACTAAAAGAAAACATGATAGGGACAAGACTACCCAAGATACCAGCAACAAAGATTAGAGTTGTATACCGTATTGATGGTTCTGGAACTTCAGAGGTTTTTACTTCATACCTTAATGCAGTTGCTCCAGCAATTTGGACAAAACCAGGAAACAAAAACTTTGGTACTGCATTTCCTGGAGATATATCAAAAGTTTATATGACTAGTGCTTCTGGATCCCATGGCATTGCAATGGTACAAGGAACAACAAATGGATCTATTGGGTATAACGAAATATCATACGCAAGAGGACTAAAGACAGTATCTGTTGAGAATGAGGCTGGAAGGTTTATACAACCAACAGTAAGTGCAGCGTCAGTATTCCTTGGAGACTTTGTTCCAGATAAGAGTGGTGTGGTTAAGATTAACTATAAAAACCCTAACAAACTATCCTACAACATATCTACATTTACCTACGGTGTAGCATACAAAGAAAAGAACTCAAAGAATGATTCAGTTAAAAAGTTCTTTAACTTCATGCTTGATACCTGTGGAAAGAAGGCTGAAGATCTTGGCTACTCGCCAATCAGAAGTTCTATGCTTAAATTCTCAAAGGCAAGAGTAGCAGAAATAAGTTCAAAGTAGCAGTATAATAGAAGTGTCCCACACAGGACCTTAGTGATGGATTAGTTACCCATTGGATAGAGACCGTGGCGCAAGTCAGGTGAATTGCCTG